GATCAAACTGGGATTTTAAAAATAACTGTTTGTCTGATCAAGGAGATCATATTTATAAAAGACTTTCTAAAATCGTTCAACAGCTAGACAATGAAATGAAAGCAAAATGTGAAGTATGCTTCGGTCAAGGATTTGTTCTTGCATACAACCATGAGTATCTCCCATGCACAAATTGTGAAGAATAATAAACTTTCTTAACAACAGTTACACATCAGATTTCTTTGGTAATATATACTGGTACATTAATGTTGAAGCAAAGGAACAAAAATGACTGATCTGAATAAGTATCAGAAACTCTCTGAGATTGAGCATATCCTATCAAGAAGTGGAATGTATCTCGGCAGTACATCAAACACAACAGCAACATTCTTTCTTCCTTACGATGGTAAGATGAAAGAAAAAGAAATCAAATACAATCCTGCATTGCTTAAAATGTTTGATGAGATTATATCGAACAGCGTAGACGAGCATATTCGTTCAGGAAGTGTTTCAAAGATTGAAGTTAATCTTTACTCTCTTACTGGTGAAATCGAAGTTAAAGACGACGGCGGTATTCCTGTAAAGAAACACCCAGAACATGACCAGTGGATTCCGAGTATGATCTTCGGAGAATTGCGCACTGGTTCAAACTTCTCTGATGAAGAACGATTTTCTGCTGGTCTTAACGGTCTCGGTTCAAAACTAACAAGCGTATTTTCAAAAAGCTTCCGTGTTGAGACATGCGACGGTAAAAAGAAATTTGTTCAACTGTTTGAAGATAACCTTCAGCAGAAACACAAGCCATCTATTACAACTGCAAACAAGAACGGTACAGCCATTAACTTTATTCCTGACTACGATCGTTTGCAATGCTCGCTAGATGAAGATAATCTAAAGCGTATGGAAAAACGCGTCTACGATGTAGCAGGCTGTAATCCTAAGATCAAGGTATATCTAAACGGTGATCTGATCAAAGTCAACAAGTTCAATGATTACGTATCCATGTACGTAGACGAATCGGTTGAAGATTATAATGATCATTGGCATGTCGCGGTTGCTGCAAACAAAGATGATACTTTCAGACACGTCTCATTCGTAAACGGTGTTGATACCTTCAATGGTGGATCACATGTCGATAATGTGGCTTTGCATATTTCAATGAAGCTACGTGATTACATTAAAAAGAAACACAAGATTGATGTAAAGCCGAATAACATCAAGCAACAACTGTTTCTATTCATAAACTGCAAAATTAATGCTCCTATGTTTACGTCTCAGACCAAAGAGTATATGAGCACGGCGGTTTCTGATTTTGGAACATCATTTGAAGTATCAGATAAGTTCATTAATAAGATCGTTAAATCGGAAGTCGTACAGCGTATCCTTGATTGGGCAGAAGCTCAGCAACGTCAAAAAGAACTCGCTGAACTTCGCAAAATGGATAAGCAAACACAGAAGACAAACTTCTTGAAGAAGATCGTAAAGTTCGATGATGCAACTTCAAAGAAACGTGGTGAATGTGTACTTGCTCTAACGGAAGGTGATTCAGCAGCCAAGACTATTCTGTCTGCTCGAAATCCAAAGACAGTTGGTGTCTATCCACTGAAAGGTAAACCACTCAACGTAAGAGATATTAAGGTTTCAAGACTTACATCAAATGAAGAATTCGCAAACATCATGTCAATCATTGGTCTAAGATTAGGCGGTGATGTTGAAATGAATGATCTGCGATTTAGCAGAGTATTGATCTGCGCTGACTTTGATCCAGACGGTTCTCATATCTGTGGTTTGATCGTTAATATGTTTCATCAGTTCTGGCCTAACTTGCTCAAAGAAGGTCTCGTATATCGACTGAGGACTCCATTGATTGTAGCGACAGCAGGAAAAACAAAACATGAGTTTTTCTCAAGAGCTCAATATGATGACTGGGCAAAGACAAATTCAAATCATAAGATGACTTACTATAAAGGTCTAGGTTCTTGGAGTACAAAAGACTTCAACAAATTCATGAATGATTCTGCTTATCATGAGCCTTTAGTATATACTCAGGATCAAGACTTTGATAGTATTGATCTGGCATTTGATCGCCGCAAGGCAGATGACCGTAAAGATTGGCTTGCGACAGCATAAGGACTTATAATGAAACTTCAAGAATTTTTCAATACAGAATTCAAAGATTTCTCAAATCTGGACAATGTTCGATCTATTCCTTCTATCATTGATGGATTCAAAGATGCTCAGCGTAAAGCTGTGTACGGTATGATCAAACATGGCAACAACGATATCAAAGTTGCTCAAGCAGCAGGTAAGTTTGCATTAGTAACTCACTATGCTCATGGTGAAGGAAGCATGGCTGAGACCATCGTTGGACTTGCTCAAGACTTCCCAGGGTCTAACAATATTAATCTGTTTGAGCCTATTGGTCAGTTCGGTTCAATTCTAAGTTCAGAGTCATCTTCACATCGTTACATTTTTACAAAGCCGTCATCTAATCTTAGAAATATTATTAAGAATGATGATGACTGTATTCTTGAACATCGTTATGAAGATGGAGATAAAGCTGAGCCATTGAATTTTTACCCAGTGATTCCAATGTGGCTAATCAACGGAGCAGTTGGTATTGGCACAGGACACTCAGTAAAGATATTGCCTCGTGACCCTCAGAAGGTGTCTAACCTTATCAAAAAATTGACCAATGGTAACAAACCTCAGCAGAAAACAATTGATGAGACGCTCATTCCAACATTCTGTGGATGGACTGGTAAAGTTATACCAAGCGAAGAAGTTCAAGGTCGGTATGAGATTCATGGTATTCTTGAAAAGGTTAACACCACTACTTTGAATGTGACAGAACTACCGGTTGGTTATGGTGTTGATAAGTTCAAAGCAATACTCGTAGACTTAATGGATAAGAATCTCGTCAAAGACTTTGACAATAACTCGACTGAGGAAGGATTCGACTTTACGATCACGATACCACGAGAAGTTGGTAAAAAGAGTCATGCTGATCTGATGAAGATGCTAAAGCTCATCGTTCGTATGACTGAAAACATTACCCTATGGACAACTGAAGGTCAGCTTAAACGATACAACAATGTATATGATGCTCTGTTAGATTTTGTAGAGTATCGTATTGATCGATATGAGGATCGTCGTAAGAAACATATTGAACTATTTAGTGATGATCAGTCGTTTCTTGAAGATAAGCTCAAATTCATTTTGATCTGGAACGATCTTGAAAATCCGGGTAAAATGAAAACATCACTGATTGAAAATACGATGGTGAAGGAAGGAGTTAGAGAAGAAAGTTTACCAAAGCTTATGTCTATGAGAATCTCTTCTCTAACATTGGAACAGGTAGAAGAACTGAAGCAAAAGATCAAAGATATCAAACAGAAGATTACTGTTCTTGAGAAAACTCAAGCTGGAGATATGTATAGCGAGGATTTAAAACTGGTGTGATATATAACAAGAACCAGGATCACCCGCGATCCTGGTTCTTTTTTTCATATCTCTCTGCTACTTCCAACTTAAAGTTAAGCAGTGCTTCGTTAGTTGCGTGAATCCTGTCTTTTGAATGCTCAAGTTTAATGTCTTGGTCGTAATCTTTAGCTTTAAGCTGAGCAACTTCTTTTGAAACATATTCTTTTAGTTCTGTCGAGTTAGCTCCTAAGCGATCATAGATGTGTTGAATCTTTTCGTCTATATGAAGAACTAAACCTTTATAGTCTTGTCTGTTTCTATCACCCTGCTCGCTCATTGATACTTTGAGTTCATCTAAAGATTTAGTAACACTGTTAATTAATGAACTAATATCTTTTCTATTTTGATTTTCCGTACGATCTACGTTTGCTTTAGTTTCTTTCTTTAGAGTCTCATTACTTTTGCGAATCCAATAAACAGACCCGCCAGTCACTAATGTAGTTAAAGCAACTATTGAACTAATAATTTGTGGTAACGAAGCTTCCATAATTTTTATTCTAATTTTTGAAGGTGGATATTAAAAAGATGTTACAATACAATACTATTTATTAAAAGAGTAACCTATGTTAGTCCCAGATTACCAAATTGATATTGATTGGTTACATAAAATATCATATAAGTTGCCAGGATTCAAGAAAGTAAACGTGTCAGGAACAACATTTGTCTCTCGTTGTATTTATTGTGGTGATTCTGAAAGATCAACAAAAATCAAACGATTATACTTTTATACTAAGAAGGGCAATCTAAACTTTGATTGCAAAAACTGTGGTGCTCATGGTTCTTTCTGGACATTCATGAAAGAGCAATGTACAGAATTGTTTGAAGACTATAAAAAGCAACAGATACTGGAGCGGTTTCAGAGGTACTCTAGCTCTCCTTCTAAACCAACCAATAGTAACAAACAGCAGAAATTTAAAACACCATCTAGTAACACTAGAAAAGCTTCTATTGTTGGATGTACTCGTATCGACAGATTAGATTCTGATCATTATGCATATCAGTATGTCAAAGATCGTCAAATACCTGAGGAAGCTTTCTCTCGTTTGTATTTCTCTGAAGATTTCAAAAAGACGGCTGAAGCAATCTCTCCAGATCCACTATCTGAAAAATTTCCACGAGAGCCACGTCTTGTCATTCCATTCTTTTCTAAAGACGGATCAGTTGAAATGATACAAGGTAGAAGTTTTGATCCAGACTCAGGACTTCGTTACATTTCTATCAAGTCTTCAGAAGATATAGATAAAATATACGGTAAGGAGAACATAGATAAATCTAAAACCGTATATTGTGTAGAGGGACCATTAGACAGTCTCTTCGTTGATAACTGTTTAGCAACATGCGATTCATCGTTACATAGATCAAATGCTGATGTATTGATTTTCGATAATCAGCCAAGATCAAAAGAAATCGTAAAACTAATGGAGCAAGCAATTACAGATAAAAGAAAGATTGTTATCTGGCCTGTATCACCTGACGAAAAGATTGACATAAATGATATGATAAAGATGGGACTTAGTAAGTTAGAGTTAATAGAAATAATTGAAAGAAACACGTTTTCCGGATTGAAAGCAAAGTTAGCATTTACAAAGTGGAAAAAGGTTTAAGAGGACCAATATGATCAAACTGTTAGATAACGATCAAACTAAAGTAGAAGCCATAAGACTTCGAAATGATGGCTGGACTTTGCTTGAAATTAGCGATAGGTTTGGAGCATCTACTACAACAATCGGTGATTTCTTAAAGCAAAGAACATACAAGAAGTGGTGGGAAAAGAACGATAAGCCTTTCGCTGCAGGTAATATCTACGACCATCATGAAAACATTAAGCAGCTAAACAAAAAGCGTTATATTATTACATCAGCGCAGAATAACACATTCGCTCATACCAGTTTCGTGAATTCTCTCGAAACAATAGCAAAGCGAATTAATGCACAGATTATTATTGGTACATTTTCATACAACAAAAACGGATTTCAGAATCTAGAGAAAAGTGATGATGAATGGTTTGATCCGATGATTGAACCTTATATTCTAGATGAGCCTGCAGTGCTCGCCAATGGCCTTATCTGGTGTGGAGAATTGAACATACTGCCTACAGCTACTAACCCACTCTCAGGGCTCCACAGTTACACTCGTGGTGATTCTGGTATTGTACCTCATGCTAAAGTTCAACTTGAGAGTCTTCCAACTCATAAGGAAGATCCATGCCGAATGATGTACACAACAGGTACAGTCACTAAACGTAATTACATTCAGAAAAAGTCTGGTCAGAAAGCATCGTTTCATCATGTCTTTGGTGCATTGCTTGTAGAAGTAGATGATGATGGATCATGGTTTGTACGACAGCTGGTTGCTGATTCTGAGACTGGATGCTTTTACGATCTTGATACTCAATACACTCCTGATGGTTATTACATTGAAGATGATGCAGTAGAAGCAATCAATTGGGGTGACATTCATGTAGAAAAGATTGATGATGAAAGTGCTGATGTTTGTTTCTATAACAGAAGCAGCATGCTAAATGTACTTAAACCAAACTATCAATTCATTCATGATGTACTCGACTTTGAAGCTCGCAATCATCATAATCGCAATGATCCTTACTTTAGATTTAAAAAGCATATTCACGGTGTTGATTCAGTTCAGGATAACATCAATGATGTAGCAATGTTTCTTAGTTCAATAGATCGAGATAAAACAACTACCGTCGTTGTTGAGTCAAATCATGACTTAGCACTCAAACGTTGGCTCAAAGAAGCAGACTATAAGACAGATCCAGAAAATGCTGTCTTCTTTCTTGAGCATCAGCTTGCTATGTACAAAAGTATTCAAGATGAAGACTTTGGTTTTAACATCTTTGAATTCTCAGTTAAGAAAGCAAATGAATATCTAAATGATGTGATGTTCTTAAAGACAGATGAATCATTTAAGATATGTGGTCAGTATGGAAACGGAATTGAATGTGGTCAGCATGGGCATGTTGGTAATAACGGAGCACGTGGTTCTATTCGATCATTTCAAATGCTAGGAGCAAGGCATAACGTTGGGCATTCACATACCGCTGCAATCAAAGACGGTGTTTATTATGCTGGTGTCATTGGTCGATTAAATATGGGATATAACCAAGGCGGTTCATCTTGGTCTCATAGTAACATCGTTACATATAAGAATGGAAAAAGAGCGATAGTAACAATTTCTAATAATAAGTGGAGAGCTATGAATGGATAAAGTAGAAACAATTGTGGTTGGAAATCCACATAAGACTACTAATGAACAAGAAAGCACTCAAGCAAATAATGGATATGTTGTGCAAGATAATCAACCAAAACTTGCTGCTGTTCCTCTTGGCATTCTTTATAAAGTTTACATCTATGGACTAATCGAAGACCCATATAGTTTTGTTGAAGCAATTGATGTTCTAAATAATGCAAGCGAGCATGATCGAGTTGAAGTTCACTTGGCGACTCCGGGTGGTTGTGTTGATGCAGCGATTGCTTTTATCTACGCAATTAATACATGCAAAGCAACTGTTATTGGATTTGCAGAAGCTACAATTGCATCAGCCGGTGTACCAATCTTTCTTTCATGTGATTCATATGTACTTACTCCATATTGTACATTCATGGTTCATGATGGATCGTTTGGTTCAATGCAAAAGACAAACGAACATTTTAAGCATATCGTTTCAATAAGAAAGCTATTGAAAAAGCTATATGAAGAAACACTTTATCCTGTATTTGATCACGGTGAAATTGAAGAAGTGCTTGACGGTAAAGACATCTATGTTGATTCAGAAGAAATGTTAGAACGAATCAACAATGCTGTTGAAATCATTAACAATCAAAAGGCTGAAGAAAATGAAACTGAGTGAAAAACTATCAAAAGAACAAATTGAATATATTGCAAACTGTTGTCATAACACAAATAAGTTCTATTGTGAAGCTTTAGGAGATTATAGTCAACCAGAATACGTAGATGCTCCTGAAGAAATTCAAAAGTCTGCTATAAATGGTGTTATGTATGTTCTCGATAATAAAAATGCAACATCTTCTAATAAACATGAATCTTGGATGAAAGAAAAGATTGAGAATGGTTGGGTTTATGGTGAAGTGAAAGATACGGAAAAGAAAACACATCCATGTCTTGTTTCTTATGAAGAGCTTCCGGTTTCTCATCAATTTAAATACTATTTGTTTAAACTAGCAGCAGTTAATGCATTAGTGATATTAGCTAGAAAAGAGTAAAAGCATCTCTAAGGCGAGTATAAATTGTTCAAATAACAATGAACTCGCCTTGGAGGCAATATGATTAAAAACGAAATACTCTGTGAAACTTGTGATAACCACTACATCATTATAACTCAATCAGAAGAACAAGACCCTATCTATTGTCCTTTCTGTCAGACATCACTTGCAGAAGTAAGTGAAGAAGAATGATGTATGCTGGCATTGACTATTCTATGACATGTCCTGCAATTACTGTTGGATCAACAAAAAAATTTATCAACTGTAAAACATTTTTTTATACTTCGAGTAAAAAGTTTGAAGATAAATACTCTTCCAACATATACGGTGTGCTTGCATTTCCATACGAATCTGAGATGGAAAGATTTGATAATATAGCACAGTGGGCAATGGCTATTCTAAAGAAATTCAAAGTCACTGAAGCATGTCTTGAAGGATATGCTATGGGTGCCAAGGGTAAAGTATTCAACATTGCTGAAAATACTGCCCTATTGAAATATCAAATGTGGAAACATGGTATAGAATATTACATCCCGTCGCCAATGACTGTAAAGAAAGACTTTTCAGGAAAAGGCAATTCAAATAAAGAAGCAATGCATAATGCTTTTATTGAAAAGACTTCAATTGACATTACTCAGATCATTAATGTCAAAGCAGAAAAAAGTCCAATATCAGACATAGTCGATTCATACGCAATGCTGTGTTATGGAATCGACCATCATTTCAAATGAGAGGAGCTATGA